TGCTGCGCCCGTTCCAGTTCTCGTAGACCACGCCGCACACCAACTCGTCGCCCTTGCGTAGGCCGATGGCGTTCGACCGTTCGGCGTGATACCCGCCGCCCGTCTTGTCGCACACCCATTCGCCCACCTCGGGGCCGCTTGTTATATGCCAGCCCATCCGAGTTGATACACCACATCAGTTGAGGCCCATTGGATAGCCAGTTTCTTGCTGCTGCTCTGGAACTGCACAGCACCGCAATAGCCGACTCCCGTAACGCCCTGCCAGTTGTTTTGAATCTCTAGGTCAGACCCCCATATCCCGGTGTCCCAGTAGGCAGCGTCCCAAAACGCCGTGACGGGAGGGGTATACGAAACCGGAGCCGCGTTCTCGGCGATGTTGAAGTCAACATTGATGCCGACCGTCACCGAGGGCGTACCGTTGCTGAAGATAGACGGGCGCGCGCGCGTAAATATCTTCTTTACGCCGCGCGTTTCAAAGTAGTTGAAGGCTTGCAGTATCTTGCCGTTGATGTTGTTGGTATCGTCAATGTAGCCCGTGCTATCGACCGTCCACGCTTTAGCAACAAAGGTAGCCGCGCCGAAGTACGGCGTGTCGTCCAACAACGCAAAATGAAAGGCGTTCCAGCCGGTGAACTTGCACCACGCCTTTGTAATGTTGTTCATCACGAACTGCTCTTGACCGCCCTCGCGCACCGGGACATTGACGATGAGGGCGTTGTTCTTCGGGTTGTACAACATGCACCAGCCGAAGTTGTCCCGATACGCCGCAGCAGACGCTGCAAACGCGCCTTGTATCTTGTCCGAGAGCGCGATGTTGGGGTCGAGCCGCGACGATTGCAGCGCCGAGGCCATCGGGATAAGACCGTCAAGCGTCAACACCAGAAGGTCGCCGCCATATTTCAGCAGGCAGCGCGTACCGATGGGCGAACCGATAATCCACACGCCGATGAGCGCCCAAGTCGAGGCCGAGGACGGGTCTGTACCGCGATAGACGATGACCTCACCCTTGTCGGTGACGAACACAAGGTTGTCGTCCACGCCGTAACCCGCGTCAATCGTCCACGATGCCATCGACACAAGAACGCCGCCGAGCCGCGCGATGGACGACAGGTCTAGCACCTGTGCCGCACCGCCCACGCTAGAGGTGGGCAAGTACCACGCCTTCAGGGTGTCCTTCTGGATGAACCACACGCGGTTCTTGAAGAGCGTCGGCGTGGTCAGCGTGGTGGTCGTAACGCCCGTGATGGCAGGGGTGGACGCGCCCGTGATGCTTGTCCAAGTCGTGCCGTTGTAGAGGTACGGCGTGTTGACCCCGTTTGCGGCATACATGAAGTTACCGCCCGAGGTAGTAACATTTGTATATTCCCACTTGCTGTTCGACAGCCCGCTGACCGCCGCAGCGCCGATAGCACCCGCAGCCGTGGCGTTGTAGAACTTGCCGTCAGATACCGCCCACAGTTGGTCGGAAGTGCCGCCGCTGTAGGTCATCAGGGTTTCCACATCGTCGGGGAACCCTGTGGCGTGCTTTACATACCCGCCGCGCAGCACAACATTCGACACGCCCGGAAAGTAGTTCTCCAACTGCACGGCATCCGTGGGAGCCATGTTGGCGAGCGAGTCGCGCGCGTTCCACCCGCCCACGGGCGAGGGGAGGCTTGCGACATTGGCCGCTGCGCGCTGAACAAGTTTGCGGCGGGCAACAGCCATCAGTTCTCGTACCCGTAATTGCTGTCAGGGATGTTGTCGTAGCCGATGAGAACCGTACCCGGACGCGGGGCAAACGAGAGGTTGGCAGCGCCCGTGTCCTGCGCGATGGCCGTCTCAAGTTCGGCAACATAGTCGCGGAAGATGGCGGTCGTATCAAAGCCCTTCGCCTCGAAATACTTGAGTTTGGTGGACAGCACCATCACGCGGTCGGGGTAGATGCAGGTATCGTTGTCTGCGGTCAGCGAAGTTTTGGCGACCCCAGCCGCGCTCTCTGCCCATGCGTTGCTGCGGTACTCAAAGCCGAGAAGTTCCCCGGCGTTCATTCCTGGCCAAATCTGAAAATACTTGCCGAGCAAGCGGTAACGGATACGCGGGCCGGTCGAGATGTAACCCGACAGGAGCCATTCCCATTGCTGCGGCGACTCGGGGCCGAGCATTTCCCACCGCTTGGACTTGTCCCAATGCGTGCGGTTGACGCTGCTGTAGTAGTCCGAGGGCAGACCGTACTTGACCTTCTGGAAGGTCAAACCACCCGCCACCTGCGCCTCGGTCGGCTCGTAGTTGATGGTAACGCTGGTCGCAGACGGGACACCCGTCACATAAGTGGCGTTCGGGATGCCAACGCCCTGCACCTGATAGGTCGTATCAAGGGCAGCGGTCGAGGGGATGCCGGTGATGGTGTACGACGAGGTAGACCATGTGCCGGTGGTAGAAATCGCCTCGGTGTAAAAAGTGTGCTGCTTGGTCAGTTCGCGCCAATCGGCGCGCCGTTGCAACTCGTACCCCGAGGCGTTCATCAACGCAAGGATTTGCACCACATCTTGGTTGGGATTGCCCGCCACCGTGGCGGGGATGGGCAATCCAAGTTCAGCCGTGACCTGCTGAACCAGTTGCAACATCGTTGTGGTGCTCATGCGTTAACTCTCCACGACTGGCTCCTTCTTCGGGCGTCCCGGCTTACGCACCATGAGTGCGGCCATCTGCGCCTGAAGTTCGGCCAGTTGTCTTTTGGTTTCTTCCAGTTGGCTTTCCGTCTCGGAGCGGTTGCGCCGAGCCAGAAAGGTCTTGGCCTTTTCACGAAGGCCGGGGCCGCCCATGCCGATGCGTTGCAACTGCGCGTCCGAGGCGTTGGCAATCTGCTCAACGGTCTGGAACTTGAGGATACGCAGTTCCTCGACATGACCACGGGTGATGTCGCCGTTGCCCTCCGACAGCCACACCTCCAGCGCCGTACCGATGGCGGGCGCGTCCTGCTCGTTCTGCTTCATCTGGAAGTACAGATACTGGCGCGGAAACCGCTTCTTGTGTTCTTCCGTCATCGGCTGTTCGATGATGGTGGTCTTATCGCCGGGGATGTTGATGCGAACGAACGGCTTACCGTCCCATTTCGGCTCGACATCCTTTGCGATGTAGAACTCAACCTGCAACTGCTCGTCGGCGTTGAAAATATCGCTGTCAAGGGGCATCGTAGTTTCTCCTGTGGGGATTAGATGCGTTCACCGTTTAGGCTATACCAACGACTGTTGGTAATAGCGAAAAACATAGTCGAATGGTTTGTCGCAATCGACGCGGATGTTGTCCCGTTGATTGTGTCCGAATCATAAGGGTAAACCGTCAGCGTGTGTGCGCCAGAATTGACCACAACCACGGTTGCGCCTGCCTCGCACTTCATCAGCATGACGCCAGCGGCGGGGTCAACGGTATCCACGCTGTTATAAATCGCCACAAGTTGCGTGGCATTACCCGCAGAAGTACCGGCAGCGGTAATGTCGTTTTTGCCATCTCCGCAAATTGACACGGTAGCAAGGCTGTTAACCCCTGCTCCTAGCACTCTGGATGGGAGGGCCATTAGGCCACCATGTCGAGCGACTGACGCTCTTTGATGATGGCGGCGATAAGGCCGGGGCCGACCGCCTCAACCGTGATGTCGGGCATCACGCTGTAAATCATCTGGAATTCATTAGCCTGCTGCGCCATCGCGGCATTGCAGGTGAACTTTTTGCCTTCCGGGCCGACATACACATCCATCGTCGGGCCGGTCATTTCGCCCGTGAAACGCTTGATGCCGTCGGCGCGGTTACAACTGTCGTATCCGTACAACACAAACTTGCGGTAGCCGAGCAAGTAACCGATGTTAATGGCGCGCATTCCCGAGGTCGTGCCGCCTCCTACCGCCATCTTGCCAGCCCCGAGCGCCTTCAGTTCCGGGCCTTGCGACCATGAGTGCCACAGCACCACCTTGCGGTCTTTCAGCGTGTCGAAGGTGACGGGCGGGCAGCGGGAGGCGACAAGGTAGACCGTATGCGCGTTGTGCCGCTGTATACCGCTTGTGCGGTCGCGTGGGTCGAGGTTGACCCACAGGTCAGGCTCTATGCCGTTCTCGCACAGGAAGTCGTGTGCGGCCTTTACAGCGACGATGGGGCGACCGGCCTTGCGGTGCGCCCGGATTTCTTCCACATAGTCGGGCATTGACCACCCGCTCGCCACACACACGAAAGTACCGTCGTGCGTGCAGAGAGCGGGGGCCAACTCTGGCAACCCACGGGCAAGCGACGAGCGAATGTTGGAACAAAGTTCCTCCGGCTCGCCAGCCGCCCGCACCGTGAGTTCCAGTTTTTGCATGATTACGCCGCGTTCGAGGGAACCGGGATAACCATGGTGTACGCCGCCACAGCCGTCATAGCCGAGGTGGCCGAGGCGGTCACTTCCGTGACCACGCCAGCAACCAGAGCGCCCGACACGGTGGCATCGTCCAACCGACCCTCGGTGGTCGTGGTGTAGAGCGCCACGCCGGGGAGGCAGGACGCCGACACATTCACGCGCACCTTGCCGCCGAGAAGCACCCAGCCGTAGTAGCCGGAAGCAATCGACACCTGCGCGAAGCCGACACGCTTGGTGTCAGCAACGCGCGCGGTCGTGGCATTGGTCACGATGTTGGAGTTGGGGATGCACACGGCGTTGTACTGCGAGATGGCCGAAGCCGCCTGCACATACACAGCCATGCCGCCCTCGTCGGTCGTCACGACCGTGCCGGGGTTGATGGCAGCGGTCGAGTCGGTCGAGGTGAGCGAAGGATACGCAAAGCCATTTACGATAACAGTCATTTTTGTATCCCCTATCAGTTAATCAGCACGCCGCAGAACTGCGGGCCGGAGGAGGTAAGGTTACCCGCCCAGCCAATCAGTTTCACGATAGCGTCTTGGTTAACAGCCTGACGGTCGCCGCCAATCGGGACAAAGTTTCTGTCCTTGTGCGGGCGGAACATCAGGTACTTGG